CACTCGCTATAATTAACCCAACTATCGCAGGAATTAATATAACTCTAATAACAAATTGAAAGATGAAATTTGCACGCTCATCATCTAAATTACTCATGATTTTGTAGTTTATATTGTACAAAAAATTCGTTTAAGGCTTGTGTTTCAGCAAAAGTTAGCTCTTCATGACCTAGTCTTTTGTTGTTTACATACCATACACCTCCTATTTGTTTAATTTCTATTTTCATATTGTATTAATATTTCAGTTTTTAAATCATTTTCAAGCTCAATAGCCAGTTCAGTAAAACCTAGCTCATAAGCAACATCAATTACTTCTTGCATTGCACCTGTTATATATTCTGTATCTATTTCACAAGAATTAAATTTAACACGTAAAGCATTCTCAATTACTTCTTTTGTTTTTTCTGATAAATTATACATGATTAATAATTTAATTGTTTACCTTCTCTTAAAGCCAAAATATTATTTAAAGCATTAGTTACATTAACTAGCTTATTATTGTTATTGCTATACATTGTATCTACTATAGCATACTCAACTATAATAGATAACTCAGCAAAATCAGGAGTGTCATAATAAGAATTTAAAGAAGGAGTAGTTGTATCAATTGAAACACGGTATTTTACATATCCTAAAATTTCATTATTTAAAATAATTTCTGCTTCTGACGTAATACTCTCTACATCATATAAATCTTTGTATAGAACATCGTTATATATACATTCTAAAACAATCTCTTTTAATTTATTAAGTGTTTTCATGTGTTACGCTTTTTTGTTTACTCAATTCTTTTTTTATAAAGTTTAATACTTTTACTTGATATTTAGCAGTTATATCACATTGCGGAAACCAATAATTAAGAAGATATTTTCTTGACATTCCTAATTCTAAAGCCAACGCTGTAACAAACTCCCCTTTTTTGTCTAACTGTTCGTACAGTTCTTTTATTTGTTTATTCATAATTTTAATATTTAGGGCTGTAGTGCCATTGAAAGCAGTTTCTTATTTCAAAACCTACAGCTTTACTTTTTACTTTTCAGCGATTTTCAAGAGCGGAAGTACCGCACACGCTTGGTATATTTAAGTTCTTTACTATTATTCAAGAACTATTATTTGCTTTTCCTATATAGTTTAAAATAGTTCATCATTTCGCATAAAATAATACTTACATTGCCCGATATTTAGTATCGTATTTTTTTGGCGTTAAGCGGTATCTCTATAAAAGTCGCCACCTATTTTGCGTATTTATGTGCTTGTTTTAAAATATATATTCCCAATATTTCAAAGAACTTTTATTTTTTTTGTTATTGTTATTATGGTACAAATATAGTAAAAAAATATTCAGTTGAAAACATACACGCAATATTTTTATTAAATTAATACAATTTATATTAATTCTAAATAAAATAGAATATAAGTTAAAGTTTTTCAATGCTATCTTTTAAATATTTCTTTTTACCATAGTAAAAGTATTTACAAAATTTATCCAGTTTGAATTTTTATTCAAATCTTTTAATGGCAAAATAATAGCATTAATATCATTAAAAATATTTATTTTTGTTTAATATTAATAAAAAATCACTATATTTGTATAGCATAGTAGTTTTTTTTCATAATTAAAATTTTAGGTTTAGTTAGCCCGCCTCACAAGGGCGGGTATTTTTTAAATTATATGGGTAAAAAGAAATATATTGAAACACCAGAGCTTTTATGGGAGTACTTTTTAGCTTATAAAAAAGAAGTAAAAAGCAAGCCTATCTTAGTTGAAGACTATGTGGGTAAAGATGCTCAAAGAGTTCTAAGGCAAAAAGAAAAACCTCTAACTATTGATGGTTTTGAATGTTGGTGTTATGATAATGAAATTATAAACGATTTAAGCAATTATTTTGCTAATTCTGATAACAAGTATTCCAATTATTCAACCATCTGCTCACGCATAAGAAAAGCTGTAAGAACAGACCAAATAGAAGGAGGAATGGCAGGTATATACAATCCAAGCATAACACAACGTTTAAACAACCTTGTAGAGCGTTCAGAAACTAACATTAAAGTAGAACAGCCTTTATTTCCTGATGCAGAATAAGGGTAAAACTACTTTTTATATATTGGTAAAAAAAATAAAATAAAATATGTTTAAAAGAACAACAGCCATAAATAAAATGCTGAAGATGACCGCTCGAAAGAAAGTAATACAGGGCGGAACTTCAGCAGGTTTTTAACCCCCTTTGTTAATTCAGAGGGGGTGACTTGGAAAAACATACGGTATAATTCCCATACTTATAAACAAAGCAATAAAACAACAGCGTATCAAAATAACAGTAGTAGCAGAAACATTGCCAGCAGTTAAAGAGGGGTCTTTAGATATATTTAAGCAAGTAATGTACGATACTAATAGGTGGATTGAAAACAATTGGAATGCTTCAAGTTTGACATACACCTTTAGTAATGGTTCTCGTATTCAGTTTAAAAGTTTTGATAGTGTAGGTAAAGCAAAAGCAAGCGGAAAGCGTGATATACTTTTTTTAAATGAAGCAAACCACATAGCCTTTGAGATTGCAGATGCACTAATGATTAGAAGTAAAGAAACATGGATTGACTTCAATCCTGATAATGAGTTTTGGGTGCATCGTGAAACATTGAAAGAACCAAATAGTGAGTTCTTATTACTTACCTATCATGACAATGAGGGTTGTCCTACTGAAACTATAGAGGATCTACAAATAAAACAAGAAAAAGCAAAAACTTCATCTTATTGGGAGAACTGGTGTAAGGTTTATATCGATGGAGAAATAGGAAGTTTAGAGGGTGTTATATTTAATAATTGGGAAGCTATAGATAAAATACCAGACGATGCTAGGTTGCTTGGTTATGGAATTGATTTTGGATATACTAATGACCCTACAGCAATTATTGAGGTGTATAAATGGAATGACAAACGAATACTTAACGAATTATGCTATAAAAAAGAATTAAGCAATTATCAAATATCAAAATTGGTTACTACTAACTTACCTTGTTATTGTGATAGTGCAGAGCCGAAGTCTATAGCAGAATTAAAAGGTTATGGAATAACCTCTATAGGTGTAACTAAAGGACCAGATAGTGTTAATTATGGTATACAAGTAATGCAGGGGCAGAATTATTTAGTTACATCAACCTCTACTAACTTAATAGATGAGTTACGAAAATATGCGTGGGATAAAGACAAAAAAAATGGAGAAAAATTAAACAAGCCAATCGATAGTTACAACCATGCTATAGACGCAGTAAGATACCATGAAATGGAAACAATAGGAAGTATCAGAAACACAAGAACAGCTATTAAAATAAGATGAAAAAAATAACAATAAAAGAATATAAAGAGCTAAAAAACAAATTAGAATATAATCTTATTCTTTCTGCTTTAAAACCTAGCAACTTATTTTGTAATAAAAAAATAGACATAAACATTTTAACTTTTGCAGATGTTAGAAAATTATTCAAATTAATAAACACAGAGGATATAGATGTAGTATGTGAATTATTTAAGATAGCATTTAAAGTTAAAGATGAAGATTTTTGGAGTGAAAATATAGAGGTTGCTTTTTCAGCTAAAAATTATCTTGTTCAGTTTTTAAAAGAATTAAACGAGAAAGAAACTAAGTTGTTAAAATCTATAGATATAAATATGGGACTTTGGGAGCAAGCAGGAGGTAATAACCTTAATAAATTTAGCGATATTATGCCTTTAGTTCAATTAGGAGAAATATATGGAATATATCCTTTTGATTTACAGTATAAACCATATAATGAAATATTGTTACTCTTAGTAGTTCATAAAGAAAAAAGCGAAGTGCAAAACAACTACAGCAAATTAATTAGTAAAAAATGACAGATATAGTAGAAATATTACATAATTACTGTGAAGCAAATAACATAGAGTTTGTATATGGGAGAAAATCTAGTTTAAACCTACTTGACAATAGAAATAAACTACAGGACAGTAAAATATACTTAATGGCAGAACCTCCAACAAGAACACCTTTATTTACAAATATTGGTAAAATTAAAGGCTATTCTTTTAAAGGAGCCTTTTTTTTAGTTAAAAACTCAAACATTGATATGCCTATATATAATGAAGTAGCTAATGATGTAGAAAGGTCAAAATATATGTTAAATGTAAAACCGCTGTTAGCAACTCACAAAAGCTTTTTAGATTACTTATCCTGTACAGATATTGAAGTAAAGCAATGTGATGCTATAGACGTGTATGATATATTTGACCAGAATAAAGATGGTCTTTTAGTTCAATATATAATAAATAGCAATGAGTATTAATATACTATCAAAAGAATTAGAGCTATTAAAAAAAGATTTAATAGCTGTGTATGATGCAAAAGGAATGCGAGCTAGTGGAAGATTTGCGGATAGTTTAGAAACTAGTATATTTAATACTGAAAATGGATATACAGGTATATTGATAGGAGAAGATTACGCACAACAATTAG